TCATGCCCGCGGGCTTGATCACCCACGCGCCCGCAACCGTTTCCGGTTCCAAAATGGCGCGGTGGATCATGCTGCCCAAGCGCATCGCGGGCGTCTGCTCGTCGGGGATCAACCCGTCCAGCTTGGCCTTGAAATGTGCGGGCGTTTTGGGCGGCGCAATCCAGTCGAGCAACGATTTGCTGATCCCTTCGGCGGCGCGATACTGGCCTTCCGGTAACGAGAGGATGCCGCTGTTCATTTCAGCACCTCCGCAAACAGTTCGCCGGTCGCCTTGTCGTTAAGCGCGGCGCGTTGCACTACGCTGGACGCGACTTCGCGCCCGCGGGCCACCTTGACTTGGTAGTCGGCCACCTCTTCGCGGATGCCCAGACCGCGCAGCGCGTCGGGGAAGGCATCGCGGAGCGCCCACGATCTTGCCCGCATCTGTAGCATGCGGCTGGGGTATTGCTGCCAAGGCCCACTCTTGCCCCAGAGTTGCGCCTTCTTCGCGTCAGCCTCGCTGAACGTGCGGACGACGGCACTGCGGTCGCGGCGTTTCACGATGCATGTGGCAACGTGACCTTCAGCCGTTTTGTCGCGGCCAACCGTTTCTTCGATGTCGAGAAACGACGGGTGTGCGGTGCAGAGCGCCAGCGCCGCATCACCGTAGATGCAGGGCTTGCCGTTGATGATGGCGATGGACTGGAGCGCCTGCATGGGCGCGAGGCCCAGTTCCAAGCCATGCTGCACGGCGACCATGACGGCCTCCGGCGAGCTAAAGCCTTTCGGAGCCAGTCCACTGTTGACGACGGCCTTGCAAAAGCGGGCCATCTCGTCGAAGGAGCGCAGTTGCACTCCGTGTGAGTCGAGTTGGATCTCGACGGGTTGGGTCTTCTGGAGAGCCAGTTGACCATTTTCTGCTGTCATTGTATTTTGGCCTTTCATTGTGTGACCCGTCTCCGCGGCATGCTGCGGGGGCGGGTTTTGTTTTGTGGGTTGGTGCATGCCTAAAATCGGACGCTGCGGTTTTCGTATTTGCGGAGCAGCCAGCGGTTCCACTTGTGCGCGGCTTGGGACTTGTCCCAGCCGGTCATCCAACCGGCGCTAAACGCGCCGACGACGGTGCAGAGCCACATGGCCGCGAGCAGGGCGACGAGGAGGTAGTCCATTACGCGACCTCCCGTTGCTGGAGTTTCCGGTAGGACGAAACGCAGGCGCGGATCGTGTTGCGCCACGTTGCATCGTGACGCCATTTCCAAAACCGGCAGATATCCTCGCGGATAGCGCACCGGAGCATGACGAGTTCCATCGTCGTAAACGGCGGAACTTTGTAGGTGGGTTCAGTGTTCATTGTGTTTTTGCTTTGTGTTTAAGCCGCTGCGACATGGCAGAGGCGAAAGTGACGGGGTCGTGGTGGATGTGTTCGCCCTCCTCCAGCAGCCAGTAGTGGATGTCGGCGTAGCTCCACCCCTTGCGCCGCAGGATGGCGACCGGCTCGACGAGTTGGTCGTAGTTATGACGTCCGTTGCGCGGGACGGCGTTGCGGGCTTTATCGACGAGCGTCATCGCTGGCCTCCCTTCGACTGTCTGACAGTTGCGGGCGCAAAAAAGTCCTCAAGGGCTTTGACCACTTGCGGCGAAAACCGGCGGCGCTCGGACTTCGCATCCGCGGCCAACCTCAAGGCGAGGCTGCGCGGGAACGATATGGTTTTTCTGACGGTGGGTTCGGTGGTGGGCATGGGCTAAAATGTAAGCGGGGGTGGAACCCGCGTTGGTGGTTAGGCTACTTCCGTTGAGTTCACCAACGTAAGGCGCTGCTTGGCGACCCACGTTCTGACGTTGAGCGAAAACGCTTGGTCGCCGCGATGCGCGAACCACTCGCGTGTCCAGTGAACGCGAGCGCGATGGCCGTTTTCTTCGATGATCGTTCCCTCGCGTGTGCAGCGTGGTGAATACGCATAACGCACGATCTGCGCGGCGGTTGTCCCCGCGCCCGTTGCTGTCGTTTCTTTGTTCATTGTGTGTAGGTGGTAGACGATTGATTCATCAACTGTCTGACAGTCTTATAGGCCCACACTGTCGGACAGTCAATAGGCAAAAATAAAAAAAGTTCGGGGGGCCGAAATTATTTTTTCCGGCTGTGCTTGTAGGTCGTGTTCTCGCGCAGGAACTGCCGCGCTTCGGGATAGCGCGTGGCCAAGATTTCCAAGGTAGCCCGTGTGAAGTCACCGGCATACTTGTCGTCGGCCACCTCTTGGATGCGGGCCGTCAGATCCTGCGGCAAGGAGAGCGTCTTGCGGACACGATCCGCCGCCCTCCCGTCCTTCGTCGTTTTGTTTTTCATGTTGGCAACTGTCATGCACTGTCTGCCAGTTGTCAATGGCATTGGCCAACAATTCGGATGGGGTAAAACCCTCCCTCCGTGCGATTTGTAATATCAGTTCAATAGCGCGGTTTTCCATATCACCCGCGAGACTACTGACGGGCATAGGACATTCGCTGTCCTACCCGTCTCATCTTTTTAATATCACGCGGCTTGAGGCGTGCGTTTGTGAAACGCCTTGCCCCGCCGCTTGTAGACCCCGCGGATTAGCCTTTCTTTGTAGCTGGGGTTGTCCTCGTAGAACGCTGCCTTACGCTTGCGCTCCTTGGCGGCGAACTTCGGGTCAGCGTAGCGGTCGCGGTAGCGTTGCCGCATGTATTCCTTCTGCCGGTCGGGATCTGCGTATGGCATGACTGGTATAGTCAAAACCAGTTCTAAAGAGCCTGCAATATCTAAAACGTGTGCTAACTCACTGTGCTAACTCCGGCCTTCCGCGATCATTTAACAGAGTAAAACAGGCCCGATTCACTTGAACCCATAACTGGTCATTTCCCTTCTGTTACAGAGTAAAGCGTGACAATTTTGCATACATTTTAGGTATTTCATTGCATAACAAATAGTGCTAATTTTCACTTCGTTATGGCATCGCTTACCACCCTCCCCAAGTCACCTTACTGGATAGCCCGCATGAGAGTGTGGGTTGCTGCGCCGGAAAGCCCGTCTGGCGGCTTTTGGCGACTCACCATGCGTAGCACCAAGCTACCGCACAAAACAACCCCTAAACGCACAGCCAAGGCTTTTGCCGACGACATGGAGCGGACGGCGCGGGAGCTTCGTTCGGTCAAGCCGACGGCACAATGGTATGCCCATCGCGTCGATAGCCTCATGCGGCTGGCCAACGTCGCCAGCCCGCGCAAGGCGGTCACTTGGACAAAGGCCGCGGAAAGTTGGGTCGAGGCCAAGACGACGGCCAAGCCCAAGACCATCGACAAATACCGCACCGACATCGCCCACTTCGCCCGCTGGCTCGGCGTGCGGGTCAGCCACGATCTGCGCGACATCACGCCCGACGACATCAGCGCCTTCTTCCGCGACCTCAAGGACAAGGGTTATTCGGATAACACTGGTGCGCTCATTATCGCCACAATCCGGTCAGTCTTCCGGCGGGCCGTTCTCTTACGCCAGATCGACGTCAACCCCGCGGAACTGCTGACGATTAGCCGCACCGACGCCGCCAAGCGCCGGTCGTTCACGCCGGACGAGATCGGGCGCATCCTCGCCATCGTGGACGAGGAATGGCGGGTCGCCTGCCTCTTCGGACTCTACTACGGCATGCGGCTGTGGGACGCCTGCAACCGCTTCCACGAAGAGATCGACGGCGGCGTCTTGCGCTTTGTCCCGCAAAAGAAGTCTCGCAAGGGCAAAGTAGTTGCCGTCCCGCTTATCGGGGAACTGGCCAGCCTGCAAGGCACCGGCCCTATCACGCCGCGCCTGCACAAGCTGACGGTGTCAGTAGCCAGCGGTCAGTTCTCCCGCATCTTGGACAAGGCTGGCATCGTCCGGTCGCGTCAGAAGGCTACCGGCAAAGGCCGCGGGGTCGTGGATGCGACTTTCCATTCGTGGCGGCATACGACCAATTCGCTATTGGTAGACGCGGGCGTTGACCAGAAGGTGCGGCAGATGATCTGCGACCACGATACAGTCGAGATGTCCAACCGCTACACGCATGCCTCGTTGGCTACGATGAGCAAGGCGCTGGAGTCGCTGCAACAACAGATCAAATAGGCCGCTCGGCCATTTCGTCAACAACTTGCCAGTTGTTACAAGCGTTGCCCGCATACCAATAAACGCAGGAAGTCCCGCGCTCGACCAATTCATTGAGCGTCCAAAAAACAAAGCACTCTTTTTCCTGCACCCACATAGCCAGCACATCAAACTCACCGCGCTGGTATCGAGTATAGCGTTTTCCGTAGTCCTTGGGATTCGCGGCACAGGATGGCTTGCCAGATCCAGCTATGAATTTCCAACTGCCGCTTCCCTTGTCTTGATACACTCCTTTTTTGACTTGCACCGTCACCGGCCTACCAAATGGCCGAAAGACAATGACGTCGGCTTTGGTCGCGTGACCAAACGGACCGTAGCAGTGCCATCCGTTGCGCTGCGCCCGCACAAGAAATTCGGCTTCGGCTATACTGCCGGACTCGCAGTTGCGCGGTGCGTCGTCGTTGACATCCGGCGAGGATTCAAACTCGCCTACGTCGAACAAGTAAGACGCGGCTCTATCCTCTCCAAGTAGCATTATTTCCGCGGGTGTCCAGATGGACGAACGAGCGATACAGCCCCAGCCCGCCCTTGAACATCCCCTCCCGCCGGAGGTCGAGCAGGACGAGATAAAGTGAGGCCGGTTGCGCCGTCACCAGATCGGTCGCGTTGAAGCGCACATGGGTCGAATTCGACACGCCGCCGATGCGCTTGTTGTAGGCCGGTGAACGATACGCGCTGGTGATACGGATCGACGCGCCCAGTCGCTTGCGGGCCTCGTCCAGCACCTTGGCGGTGCGCTCCATGTTCGGCCACAGTTCCGCCGGAGGGTCGGTGTTGAGGTTGAGTTTCTCGTCGCTGGCTCCGCGGTAAAAGAACTCGCGGGCGCTAAAATGCTTCACGCCCCAGCGGTCAAGAACCCGCTGGAACTTTTGTTCGTTGCTCACTGCTTTTCGCGGCGAACGATTTCGATAAGAGCGATGACGGCGATGCCAGCGGAGGCAATCGCGCCCATCAACTCCGGCGAAAGTTTCCAGCCGACGAGAGCCAGCAAGGTGGCCGCTCCGGCATAGGTGGAAGGTTCTTTGAGGCGGGCGAGGATGTAGTCGATCATGTTATTTGGACGAGGTTGGTTTTTGAAGAGGCACAGAAACGTGCAAAGTGTTTTTGGCGTAGTCCCAGCCAAAGCGGACTTCCGAAAGATTCGCGCAGCCTGTCAGCGCAAAGGCGGCGATGATTAGAAAGAGGCGCATGTTTTGACTACACCCGCACGCCGGATGGGGGTCAAGGGTTTGAGGACAAATCCGCGACGGCTTCCGCACTGGCCTGCTCAAACGTCACGCCACCCGCAGGGCTTCCAAAGCTGGCCGCAGGCGCGAATGTTGGATTCATGGCCCAGCCAAGCATGACAGACTCCAGCCACTGCTTACAGGCCGACATCTTCGGGCCGAGGGGCTTTCCTGCTTGGAGCAGGGCCATTTCAAATCTTTGCAAAGCGAGCGTCTGGTAGGGCGAGAAGTAGGCAGACACGGCCTGCTCTGCCGTCAAAAGTGGCGGAACCTCCACCACTGGATCTGGCGTGAACACTTCCCACCCCTTGCGGACGAGCGTTGCGATGACCGTCTCGTCGGTTTCGGTGCGGGTTTGGGTGTTGTAGCGTAGATGCGTGGTCATGGTCAGTTGCAGGCGATTTTGAAAGAGTAAGCGGCGGCGTGTTCGAGGCGCTTGCGGAGCGGGTCGGCGGCTGCGCCGTCATAGACGGCCAAGCAGCCAAGCAGTCCGTCGCCAAACACTGAAGCGCGGTTGCGACTGCAAATGTTAAAATTGTCAGTTACCGAAGAATTTGTTCTGGCCGTTCCAAACACAGACCCATTGGAAATTTGAGATCCTCCGTTTCTTCGATAAGCACCAGAACCATTATAGGTTAGCGATGCAACTGCCGCAGAACTTCCAAACCACGCGCTTGAGCCAGTGGCTTCGTGCGCGCTGCTGCTGCGGCAAAATTCCCAACTGTTTCCGTTGCTTCCGTAAAAATAAAATCCACTGCTTGGTGTTGTGTCCGCGCTGTGTTCAAAGAAAAAAGGTTTGGCCGTGGTAAATTGTCCGCAAACGATAACCGTGATAAAAGTGTTCAGAGGAACGGACGCAGCTTGCAAATCGTCGTTGCTGCCATCGAAATCCAGCGCCGTCTGCCCATTGATTCCGTTGGCGCCCGTTTTTACAACAGGCCGTTTTGTAGAATCCGATTCGGTGGCATCGTAGCTTGTGCTGGCGCGGTTTGGCCATGTTTGCAAAGCCGTGCCGTCCGAGTTGTCCAAATAGCGAGCGTCATAGGCAACCACTGCGCCCGCTGCTTTATGGCTGAAATGCCGATGCCGCGCTCTCATGGTTAATTGAAAATGATCTCCACGCCGAGCAGCCGCGCATCCACGGCGAGGGTGTCGGCGGCATCCGAGACATCGCGGTAGATGGTGAATTGAATCGGCGTGTTGGCTGCTGGTGTTCCGCCGATAGTCACGGCACTGGTGGCCGATGTGATGTGCATATCGTTGGCCGCGATCAGCGTGTCGGTGACGAGTTGCGCCGTGCCTGCCGCCGTGTCGAGCGCGTTATCGTTGGCGAAGGCGCGGCCTTGGATGGCCCACGCTACGCCGCCCGATCCCGAAGCGGCAGTCCAGTAGAAGCGGGCGGTGACGGTGCCGTTGTTGTAATTGGACGGCATGATGACCAGCGCATCGGCAAGCTCGTCGGAGCCGGTGTCGAAAAGCAACTCGTCGAAGTTTTGGTCGTTGGTCGTGGTTTCGCGGGAATCGACTCCACAGCCTGCGGTGGTCTTGGGAATCCATGCCGAGGCTGGTATCCAGAGGTTTGTTGCGCCGCCCGATCCGCCGCCTGCCGCAGCCGCCCACTTCACTCCGAGCGTCTCCGTCGAGTCCACCGTCAGCACATGGCCGTTGGTGCCGCCCACCGCCAGACGCGCCGCCGTATCCGCCGCCGAGGCAACGATGAGATCGCCTTTGGCGTCGAGGAGGGTTGCAGGGATGCCCGCGCTGACGGTGGAAGACAACTCCCCCGCCGAAAGGCTCAAGCCCGAGCCGATTTGGATTTCCTCGACGGCCCCTGTGCTGCTGCTTGTCCTTCCTAAAATTCTTGCCGTGGCTTGGGTGAGGCCGCTGGTTGTGATGGCTCCTTGAAGGGCCAGTGTTCCGTCTGCGTCTGGAATTGTAAGTTGGCGAGTCGTGCCAGTTGTTACTCCACCAACCGCAAACTGCACGCGCTTGGATGGGTCGCCATCGTCAGCAATAAATAAAGCATCCGATTGAAAAGTTCCTCCAAAACTATCAAACGTGCCATTTTCAAAATCTATTGAATTACCAAAACCGCTTATGACGCCATCAACAACCGTTAGGTCGCCGCCGTAAAGAGAAAGTCCAGCAAATTGTGGCGCGTCCGTTGTGTTCAAATCTTGGTCGAACACAGGATCGCTTCCCGATGCGGCGTGACTTGCGGCGTGCGCGAGGGTGCTGCTTGGCGTCCTCGCATCCGAAAGCCGCGCATCATCCCCAGCGCAAAAGCTCCCTGCCGCCGTGCCGAATGAACCCGCCTCGATGACGCCGTTGGTGCCTGTTTTTAGCGGGAGGTTGGCGGTGGTGCCGAGTTTGCCGTCGTTGGTTAGGTTGCCGTGGGTGTGGGAGGTTGGGGCGGTTGTGGTCAGCGCGATGGTGCCGGAGGCATCCGGCACGGTGAGCGTGCGGGTGGTGCCGGTGGTGATGCCGGAGAGTGAAAACGCTAATTCTTTGCTGACGTCAGAATCCGAGATGATCCTAAAATTTGCATCCCGATACAAATCACTGAACGTCCCAGCATACTTCCAGTCGTCGAGATTGCCGTTGTTCAGTTCACGCACCCAGATTCCTGCCGGTTTGCGCGAGATGAAATATAACCCCTCGCCTTTTCTTACAAGGAACGCGCTGTTCACCGCGGGCGTGCCAACCGTCACCGGAAGGTTGCTGTGGTATTCGACTTCGCCATCGATATAGCTCGTCCCGCCGCCGGAGCCAGTCTGGTCGAGCGCGTCAGTGAACGGGTTGTATTTCCAAGCCATCTTACGGGTAGGTCAGCGTCTGGGTGAGCGGGTTGCCGTCGCCGTCGTAGGTGAAAGTTTCGGTCAGCACTATGGTTCCGCTTGCTCCACCTTGCCTGTAGACAACTTGCGTTGCATTGCCGGAAGTCCAAGTGAAGGCGCGGTAGTCGTATGCGGGCTTGTTTTCCGCGAGCAGCGCAGGCTTACCATCCGGCCCCTGCGCGACGAGGACGACGTTGCTGGCAACACGGTTCCAGTCTTGAATTTTTACGCTCATGTTATCTGCGAGGTGGAATGTTTCGGATGATGGAGATCAGCGAAGCGATGCCGCACAGGCATCCCAGCGCCACGCCGGTAAGGCGAAGGAAGGCTTCGACATGGGCCATGTAGCTGATGGCCACGCCAGAGAACGAGGCGACCATGCCGGTGACGCCTTTGAAAAACGGCGCGAAGGTCGCGTAGTGGTGGTCGTTGGCAATCATGGCTTGGAAGTGTCCGGCCACGCGGGAGGAATGTGATGTTCATCAACGTGCGGTGGTGCGCTTAATTGAATTTGCTTGTTGACCGCGTCAATGACCGGAGCGGCAACGCGATACGGTAATTCGCACAATCCTGCGCTGATGACTTGCAGGTGCTGCTGTGTAAGTTTGATTGCGTATTCCATAACTATTGCGCCTCCAGCCATGTCAGCCAGTTTTGGTATTCAACCTCTGCCAACGCATCAAAGTCGGGAACGACAACTGTTTCAGTCATTTGCGGGCCGGTCTCAAAAATGACGCGCCGCGTGGCCGTGCCTTGCGTGAACTCGTAAGTTGCCGATGTTTCAGTGGATTCGATGAGCGTTTTCATTAGGTCGCGTAGTAAGGAATCTTGCGGCTCGTTCCATTGATACTGACGACCAAGTAGCCAGCAACTTGCGCGGGAACGCCGCCACTGGCCCCAGCGGTAGCCGAAGATGCGGTTGTCGCGCTGGATAGCGTCAGGTCACCGTCAACATGCAGCTTGCTAATAGGCGTCACTGATCCAACAACGACGTTTCCAGATGTTGTAATACCAAACCTCCCCGCTTGGGCTGTTCCGGCTTGATACACAAAAAAATCCTTTGTCCCATCACCTTGGCCGTCTTGACCAAATATCCACTCACCAGCCGTTATCGCCGCCCTTTCGCTTGTTGCGTGCGACGACTCCCACAGTCGCAACGCTGTTCCAAATTGGCTTGATGTGCGTCCTTGGATTCTTGAATCGATGTCGGATGTTGAGTTTAGCCCAAACAAAGAAACTCCGGCAGTATCACGCACTCTGATTGCCCCAGCGCCAAACGGCGCGCTTGGATGCAAATCAAAAATATCAAGACCCCAATTTACAAAATCAGAAATGCCAACTCCTGTTCCTATTTTTGAGCGAGAATTGTGAGCCGTCCAAACTGAACCTGCGCCGCCGACAATTATTCCCCACTCGAACGCTAATCCCGCTCCCGATGAAATCCCGTCTGTGTGAACGCCAGCGGTGCCAGTCCACCCGTTGATGGCGATTCCGGCATTGAGGGTGTAATTTTGAACATTACTCGGACGGGAAACATCAAATCCCCCGCTTCCTGCGCGGGTTGTAATTGTGATTCCGTAAGATCCTTCGTGCGAAGCGTCCTTGGATGTTCCTTCGCAGTATTTTTGCATCAAGATACACGCGCCTGCCATGAAAGCCTCGCGTTGAGGATCTGATGCGCTGGTTCCGGTTGGCCCGTTAATGGAAATCTCGTTGTAGTAGTTGCACGCCGATCCAATAGACGCGGTCGGAGAGCATGTGACGGCAGCGGCCATTCCTTGTATTTCCGTTCGGCCCGTTCCCGTTCCGTTGTCAGCCGAAAACACATTTACATGGGCGGCAATGGCGCTGTTTGATCCGCTGGCTCTTTGCCCAAGCCCCTGTCGGCCTTGGCCGTAATGCAAATAGGAGTAGGTTGTCCCTGTTCCGTAATAAGAACTTGTGTTCGCCACACCGTCGTATCTTTGAGCAATGTTGAGCGAGAGATGGTTGTTTCTATCAGTGGCGTTGACGTTCCAATTTTTGAAGTGGAGTGTGTTGCGGCTGGAGTTTGATTGATTACTCCAATACATATTGTCGCCAGTAAATGGGCATCCGCCGTCGCCAACAAACACAGACGGGCCGGTTACGTTTCCATAGCTTTCAACATACACTCCGTTTGCGTTGATGAGCGCCCCGCTAACGTAGTAGCTTCCAGATGGTATTAGTAATTTTTTTGCCCCAGACGCGGCAGCATTTGCAGCCGCGACAAACGCGGCGCGGTCATCGGTCACTCCGTCGCCCACGGCTCCGAAGTCTTTGACGTTCACGACTTCGGCAAATCGGTCGGTGATAAATCGGGCTTGCGTGCTGCCAGTGGCTACAACGGGGCCGACGGCCAGCGCCGGTTGTTCCTGCCAAGATGGCGGCTGATTGGCTGATGCGGTTAAAACAAATTGCTGCGTTCCGGTGGGGCTTGGAAGCGGAGCCAAGGGCGTGGCTTCAGAACCGCGGATACAGGTGTTGATGCGGCGGTCGAGTTGCTGGGTGATGGTTGTCAGCTTGTCGAGCGCACGCTCATGGCTGGCGGCGGGGAAGTCGCCGCCTTCGGCGTAGGTCGTGGTCTGGGTGATCGGAACGTCGCGGTAAATGGTGAGTGTGCTGGTCGCGGGGATGGCTACGGAGGTGCGGACGGTGCCTCCGTTGACGTTACCGGCTCCGGTGTGGTTGGTCAGCGTGACGACCGTCTCGACTCCGGCGCTGGTCTTGGCGATGGCCTTGAGGTGAGCGTTTTCCAAGAAAACGAACGGGACGGCATAACTCGTCGAGGTCGAGTTATTGCCTGCGTAGGAAATGCGAGAGGTATCGGACTGAACGGCCATAGTAGTGAGATTTGACTAAACCTTCGTGGTCATGGTGGCGCAATAGTTTATTCGTCGGTCAGCGCGTTGTCGCCTACCTCAAAAATGTCCTTGGCCAAGTTGCTGATGGATGCGGCTCCGGCGATGGTGCCGTTGAAAAGTCCGGCGGCGGCGAGGACGCGGTTGACGTCGGCCACGATGTCGCGGAACTCGGCTTCGCCCTCCAGCAAATCCACCGGATACTGCGTCACCAGTCGCTTGGCGGCAGGCACTCCGCGAGCCACATCGAAGACGGAACCGGACGGCTGGTAGACGCCAAACGCGGTGTAGATAGCACCTTCGATGGTTTCGCCAACTACGGGGATGCCGTAGATCGGGTCGCTGATGAACTGCGCGGCCAGACGTTTCCAGCCCCAGTTCTTCTCGTCGAAGATTTCCTCGTCGTCCTCGTCGCGCATGTCGCGGAAGGCGTTGCGGATGACAATGCCCACCAGACCGTTGAGCAGCAGAACGTAGGTGAGTGCCTTGCCAAAGTTGCGACCGCCGCCCTTGGCTCCGTTGTACATGAGCAGGCCCATGTTTTTGCGCGACTCGGAGGAGAAGGCCCAGACGGCCCGCGCCACAGGGTTGGTCGAGTTAAGTTCGTAGATCGAACGCGCACCGGCCCGCGTGGGCTGGGCGATCTCGTCCACGATGCGCTCGGTGGCCTCGCGGGCGTAGTCCGCGGCCTCCTGCCCGCCCATGCCGTTCTGGCGGGCTTGGGATAGCTGGTAGTCGTAGACGATGGCGTAGGTGCCTGCGGTAAAGAATCCGTCGAACCCGCTCAAATGCTGCCCCAGCCAGCGGGAGGCGTTGCGGATCTGGCTGGGCTTGTCGGCCCGCAATCCCTGCATGGCCAAGGCGACCGCGGGCGGCATGTCTTTAATCCGGCGCTGGATGTAGGCGCTGTCGAGCGCGGTCTTCCATCCCAAGCGACCAGACATGAGCCTGCCAAAGCGCGAGAGGTAAGCGCCCACCGGCATCTTGGCCGACGCCGCGCCAAGCTGGGTGACTTGCAAGGCCAAGGTCGAAATGCGCCCGAAAAGCGCCATCGTGGCAAAGTTGCCGGTCATCCGGTTGATCATCTGATTGATGGCCAGATGGTTCGCCGCGTCCTTGTTGCCGCCCTGCTGGAAGTATTGCAGCCAGTTGTTCATCACCGTCGCGGCCTGCTCACCGGCCTTGCCCTTGACCACGTTGCGAGTGTCGCGGTGGCCCAAGAGCGCGGAGACTTCGCCGTTGAACTCGGCGTAGGCTTTCCAGTGCGCCATCTGGAGCATGTGGCCGAAGTAGGTCTGCACCGCATCGCGGAAGACCGGCTGGGCGATGGCCCCGCCGCGGGAACGGAGGGCGCTGGGCGAGTTGGCCCCCGCGGCAAAGACGCCGCCGGTCACCGGATCGATGCCCGCCTGCGCGGGTGCGCGGATGCTCTCGACGACCAGCGGCGAGTAGAACTGGTTCTTCGGGAGATTGAGTCCGTAGACCTTGCGGTAGACCTTGTTGATGGCCTCGTATTCCGCGTCGTATTTGTCGAGGAGGTATTGCCGGATGGCTTTGGCCTCACCGCGCAGGAGCTTCTCGGCTTTGTTGACGAAGTCTTGGTTGTAGTGCCACTTGCCCGCGGGTTGGCCGTCGCTGTCGAGGAATCCCTCCATGTGCTGGCGACCCTTTGGCTGCATCCACATCATGGTGATGGCGATGAGTTGGTTCTGGCTGTAGGAGACTCCGTCGATCTCCTCGTCCATGCGCGAGAGTTCAAAAAGCAACTGCTGCCCCTGCATCTCGCCGCCGCCCAGTTCGGAAAGGAACGCGGCCCACTCGTCGGAAAGCGCGGCAATGTCGTCGCTCTTGGCGTTGTCGGCCTTGCGCTGCCGGTCGCTGATCTGGCGGGCGATCTTGCTGTCGTTGCCAAAAACGTAGCGCAGGACTTGGTCGAAGTTGAGGAGGTTGAGCATGGCGCTCTCCCACTTCGATGGCAGGCTGTTCTCGCGCTTGAGGGCGTCTTGGCGGGCCTTGTCGTCCTCTGCGGATACTCCGGCATCCTTGGACAAATCGGTGCGGTCGTAGCCCCGCTTGGTGCGCTGGGCGATGATGCGCTGCTGCTCTCCCTTGTAGGCGCGGTTGAGAACGTCCTTGCCCATCGTGACCGCGGCGGCGCGTTGGCTGCTGTCGGCGTTGGCCCAGTCGGCAAAGAGCGGCACCATCTGCGCGGCCATCATGGCGTGCGTTTCCTCGTAGGGGTTGAGTTCGCCGTTTTCGATCCGCGCCCATTGGCCGTCGGCATACGCTTGCGCTTCCTCGGCGCTCCATTCGGTGGCCTCTTTGAGCTTGTCGAACAGATCGTGGACGTCCGCGCCCAGCTTGCCCTTGGGTTTCTCCCCTGCCCCGCTGCGCTGCGGCTTGGCCCGCTTGAAGAGTTCGACCGCGGCGGTGTTGTATTCGTCGAGCAGGAATTTCTCCAGCGCCTCGTTGATCCGGTTGATGCGCTGAATGAAGACGTCGGCAATGGCGCGGTCGGCGCGAGTCGGGTCGAGGTTGCGCTCGGCGCGGTAACCGGCGGGTAGTTCGGTCTTTTTTTGCGCCTCGCCAATGTTCAGACCCTCGCGCATCCACGCGGAGATGATGGCACCGGACATGCCGCGGACTTCGCTGACCTTCTGGTCGCCCTTGAAGACGTCCATAGGATCGACCTTGGCCAGTTGCGTGTAGCCGCCGATCTTGCTGCGGACTTCCGGCGGCAGCACCGAAATGATGCCGTCGAGTTCGCCCAAGGCTTGCAGGATTTGCGTGCGGCGCATCTGCGCGAGGTCGCCGTCCTGCATACCGGCGAGCATGTCGCGGTTGTCGGCCATGACGCGGAGAAACTTTTCCTGCGCCTTCTCGTAAAGTTTGACGCGCTCCAGAGGGTCGCGGTCGAGCCTGTTCAACGCCGCGCCGACGCGGTCGATTTCGCGTTGCGTGGAGATGGAGTAACTGCGCGTGACAGATGGAGTCTCGCCATTAGCCCAGCGTTCCAAAAATCCATGCACGCGAGTCCATTTGCCGGACTCCAGCATCATGGCGGTGCCGTTGCCCAAGTCGTCTTCCAAGTCCAGATACGCGCCGTCGGCAGAAGTGACGAGGTCTTTGAGGACGCGCAACTGCGCTGACGTCGGGCGCAACCGGCTCCGCATGGAAATCGTGCCGCTGTTGCCATCGATGCGGACTGCGCCCAAGCGGAGGAAGTCGGCCATGCTGCCCCACGTTTCGGTGTATTCCGGCATGCCGTCCCATTCGATCTCGCGGTGATCGATGCCGCGGCTATCGCGGAGATAATCACTCTTGCCGTCAGTCGGACGAAATGCAGCGCCATCGCGCTTGTAGCCGGACGCCTGTGAGCGGCCAGAGAAATCGAGCATTGTGCCATCCGGCAAAACGTAGCCCGCTTCGTAAATGGAATTAGTGATGCCAAAGCGTTCCTTGGCGCTGGCAAAAATGTTTTCGGCGCTGACGCCGTTGATCGACTTGGCAACGGGCGTGTCCGGCGAAATGGCAACGTCCGCTTTGCGCTGCTCCTGCGCGGCGGCGATGGAGTAGTTAAACGACTCAAGGACAAGAGTTTGCTGTTCTGCTTTGTCGTTAGATTTGACTTTGTTGACCAGCGCGGCAATGCTGATGGCGGAGTCAAGGTCGAAGGGTGAGCCGTCTTCGGATGGCCTGCTGGCGAAAGCTGGTGGCAAACCCATGTCCCTTGGCTCCATTTTTTGTCCAAGATTGAATTCGTAAAAAACTCCTACGTTTTCATCAAAATCGTTTGGCTCTCTGACGGTGAAGTGAGAAGCGTAGATTTCGCCGTCGATAGCCACCGGAATAGCAAACCGGCGAAACTTTCTTGTTCCCTCGTAGGTTTTCTTTTTGGGGTCTGGTTCAGAAACGTCTACAGGAATTCCGTTCAAAACGATTTGTTCGGCCTCCAGCATAGGCGCAGCTTGTATGGCGGTTCTGGCCTTGGAAACAGACTCGGCTTTGCTTTCGGCAGTGAACTTAACTTCGGTGCCGGTTCGTTCGATCACCACAGACTTGCCTTGCAATGTCTCGGCAATCATCCGTCGGATGTAGTGCCGTAAGTTTTTAATGTCTGAAGGAATGTTCTCTTGCGGAAAGGTGATTTGAATCGGAGCGACAGATTTCGATGAAGGCCCGATAGAATAATTCTGCGTTTCCTGTGCCGCCTGCTCGACGCTGATCTGCTCGCCGTTGCGGGTGAGTATCTTGATCAGACTGTCGTCGAAGATGACGTAGTTGTAGGTTCCTTCTGTGCTGGATTCTGCCCGTTTTAGGTCAACTTTCAGTTTGGCAATTTTGTCCAATACGGCCTGCTTGCCGGATTCTTGTTGTTCAGCGGACAACCATTTTGCCTTATCCCATCCCTTTAATAGATTTTTCTGAATGGCAATTTCAGTTCGGATGGCGAGCGGATCTCCATTGACTCGGCTTCCTTGGTCGAGGTAGCGGATTCCCTTAATGCCTTTTTCATTGAGCATTTTGCTGATTGCGGGCGACCCAGCCTTGATAGCTCCAAAAACTTTTGGGTCTTGTTTGCGGGCATACTCATCTGCTGCAATTTCGTAAGCCTGCCTTCCTGTGTATTCCAAGGGCGCGTTGACAAACGAAAGAGCATTGCGGACGCGCTTGGACTGTTGGCTCAATGGCAAGTCCCAGTCGATCAACTCGTCTGCCTCAACATCCAAAAGCACGTTGTAAATGCTTCCGTCAACTTTGGGATTGTCTGTTATTTCAATTTCCAGCCTGTCGCCTAATTCTTTTTTCAGCGCATTGCGTCCATCAATTTTGATCGGGCTATCTATGCCGCGAACCACAAGATCGTGTAGCTTTTCCGCGGTAGACCGCTTGAGGCTGTGCCGGATAGCCAAATCTCCCGCCAGCCAAGTGGAGATGTCGTAGCCATCCAAAAACACACGAGTCATGCGCTGCTGCTTCATAGCAGACACACCCTTGCGATATTCTTCGGCGGTCTGTATGCGCTCGGCAAAATACAGGCCATATCCGTAAACTTGCGCTCCTTCTCCTGTGCCAACTTTGCCAAGATCAAACTCATCAAACTCCGCGGGCGATCCATGCCACGCTTTGATTGAATAATTCGCAGGCCCACTAATCGTGACATCCGGCAGTGTGACGAGATTGCGTTCAACGTCGGGCTGGGCGCGGGAACCGATGGAGTAGTTGTCCATCGTCTGCGCCGTCGCTGCCGCCTCGTAGCCGTAGATGGGGCGACCAGTCATAATGCGGCGCTCGACCATGTCGAATAGATCAGACGGCGTGGCGATCTGGTTGAATCCCATCGTCTGCAAGTCTTTGATTAGCGCATCAAGGTCGGGAGCGTTTTTGCGGAACAGGTTGAAGACGCCCTTGACTCCAATGGCGTTGCCGCCTTTGGACGCTTCGCGGATACGCTGCAACTCGCCGGAGTATTGGTAGACCTTGCTGCTGGCCTTGGCTGGCAATCCGCCCGCCTCGCGCACGGCGTCGAGAATATCAATGCCGCCTTCGCCTGCGGCCTCCGCGGCATCACGCTCCATCTCGGCTTGCAGTTCCTGCTCCAAGGCGAATCGCTCGTCGTCGGTCAATCCGTCAACACCGCGTCCATCCGGCGCAACCTCCTGCGCGGTCTTTTCGCGGGAGCGGTCTACCAGTGCCTGCTGGTCAACGCCCACTGCTTCGGCCAAGAGTGCTTCAAAGTCGCGGTCAAGTTTCCCCTCGGCGCGGAGGCGGGCGAGGTTGTAGGCGCGGCGGAAGATGTCGCGGGTGAAGATGGCCAACCGGCGCATGATACCGCGCAGGCCCGCGGGGATTTGCTCCTCGCGGATCTGGCCGCGGAAGTAAGCCAAGGCAACGTCGGAGAACGCTTCGATGACGTCGGTGTCCGTCTCTGTGCGTAGCTGGCGATCCATCCGGTCGCTGTCGATCTGGGGCAGGATGTCGTTGAGTTGCTGACGGACGAAGTCCAGCGTGGTGCGCCCCTCGGAAATGGCCCGCTTGAGGTTGTCTTGGGCGAACTCGCGCATGACGATGGTGCCGTCCGCGCCCTCGTTGATGCGGATGATGGAGCGCCAGATGCCTTCGCGCAGTGCGCCTTGGTTGCTGCCGGTGACGGGGAAGTTGGCCAGTTCGGCGGGTTCGTTGATGTCCTGCCCGAAGGCGCGGACAGTCTCAAAGAGTCGGTCGAGGTTTTCCTGCGTCGGGTTGGCCTCGTAGTCGGTCAGCAGCGTGCGGGGCGCTTCCTCGCGGATGACCTTGGCAACGTCCTCGCCGCGCTGGCGGGCCTCGTTGACTTTTTGGATAAAGGCGACGGCTTCGTTGATGCCGGTATGCACATCGCGCATTTCACGCTGCACCGTCTCGCGGCGGGCGGAAACCAACGCCTGCTCGGCGGCGGTCTGGTCGGTCGTGCGGGCCAGTTCCTTGCCCTCCGGCGAGAGGACAACGTAGTCGGCCCCCTGCTTCTCCAGACGCGGCAACGCGGCGGGATTGGCCTTTTCGCGCAGGGCGATGGACTCGTCCACGATGCGCTGGGCGGCGGCTTTGACCAGCTTCGGGTCGCGCTTGGCGCGTTCCTCGACCAGCGCGGCTTGGGCGGCTTCGGCGCTTTCGGTTCCGGTGATGCGGTCGATCTGTTCGGGGCTGTATCCGGCCTTCTCCAAGTCGGCCTTGCTCTTGAGGTAGTTCTCGCCGCGGCTAATCTCGCGGTAGGACAGTGCGCCGATACCCATGAGGGAAAGCGGAAGCAGGGCGACAAACTGCACCGCCAGTTCCCGCGGCATACCGGCGAGGCGCTCCTCCCAGTCGTAGTCGGGCATGTCGGCGTCGAGCGCCGCGGCGATGGTTTGGACAAACGGGAAGGTGGCGTTTTGCACGATCTCCTGCACGTTTTGCTCGGCCACGATTCCGGCCCCACCGATGGCGATGCGGGTGATGTTTCGCTGGTTGGGGTGTTGCAGGCGTTTGACTAAACCGCCAAAGACGGGCAGGCGTCCGGTGATGGTGTTGACCTTCATCCGCTCCAGACCGGCTTCGATGGGCGCGGAGATGGCGGCGATGAGCGCGGCCTTGTCGGGATCGATGCCGCGATATTCCAGCATGATGCGGTCGTAGTTGCTGCTAAACAGCGCGGAGGCCACGGCGGGAACGCCCGCAACCGGCACCGCGGCGGCGGCGGTGTAAGGGATGCTGCGGGCGGCTCCGTAAAGCCCCTCCTCAATCCATTCCGGCAAGAAGGTGACGGTCTGGATGGGATCGACGACGCGCTCGGCCAAGTCGCGCAATTCGCGCTCGACCATCAAAACCCCAAGGTCGGCTTGGATCTTGGCTTTGGCTTCCTCGCGTTCCTCCGGCGTGACCGGCGTTTGGCCTGCGGCGCTGAACTCGGCCCCGCCAATGCCCGCGGCGCGAAAGACCGGCTGGTCGCTTTCCAAAAGGCGAAGCTGACCGCGGAGCGTTTGCTCGCGGAAGTTGCGCGGAATGGCCTCGGTGAACGCTGCGCCACCGCGGCCAAGGGATTCGGCCAACTGATACCAAAAGCCTTTGTCGGTCTGGTTGAGTTGGGCAAAGCCTCCGGCCAGTTCGTAGATGGCTTGGCGCTGGGCGTCGGGTAGCTGGGCGAAACGTGCGGCCATTTCGCGCATGTCGGGCGCTCCGAAGCCGGTCTTTTGTCCGGTGGACTGCTGGAGGGCGTCAAAGATGAAGCGGGCCTCCGGTGCAAACTTGGCCTGCGAGGCGCGGATCTTCATGTCGAGTTCCTCGGCTTTCTCCCACAGGCGGGACTTTTCCTCGTCGTCGAACATTTCGGAGGCGGCATTGATGTCCTTGCCGACGCTTTCGACAAAAGGCGTGTCGCCGCCGGAGAGCGCGTCTTCCAAGCTGCGGCGGATGACGCCTTGCAGGATCTGGTCGGCGGCAGCTTTTTTCTCGTTGCTGCGCTCAAATTGACCCTTCTGCCAGTCGAACATTTCGCGGGCGCTGGCCGTCTGCTTGCCCAGAACCTTTTTGGCAAAGCCGTCCTTCTCCGCATCGAAGATCGACCGCATGTCGTCGAGCGGCACCTTGCGGGTGTCGGCCAAGTAGCCGATCATCGCTTGCCGGTAGACGTAGTCGTCGCCATGCAGGCTGACCTTCGCGCCCTCGGTCATGCCTTTCTGCTTGGCGATGGAGTCGAAGTAGTTCTGGTCGGTGAAGACCTTGTTCCAGTGGCCCAGATCGACGTAGGGCGCGTTGTAGCCGCTGCGGCGGCTCGGAGGCGCTCCGGCGCTGGGGTCGGTGTAAGTCCGCGCCTGCTGGGCTTCCTTGGACTGCGGGGTGGCGGCGAAGGAAATACTCATGCCATGCCAAGGGCCGCGGCTTTCTTGGACAGGCGCTCACGCACCCAGTCCATGAAGTCTTGGTTGGTTTGAATATCAGCCAGCCATTTGTTGGCGCGGATCACGCGGGCGGCGTGGCCCTTGCCTCCGGTGGCGTCGAGCGTCTGGCGGAAGTCACCGTCGGGGTTCTTGAGGATGGCAGGCCCAGCGCCGATGCCTTGGTAGTGGACGACATAGAGTTCAAAGGGATCGGGGTCGCGGCCAAGGGCGCGGCGGGCGGCGTTGATGTTTTCCTTTGTTTTGGCTAAACCGGCGCGGATCTGGCCGTCGAGACTGCTGTCGCTGCCAAAGCGCTTGCGGTCGGCGTTAAGTAGCTGGAAGAGTCCGCGGGCCGACGAGGTGCTGATCGTCTGGTCGGGGTTGAAGTTGCTCTCCTGCGCGACGAGCAGCATGAGGTGCGGCGTGTATTGGCCCAAGCCCTCGGCCTCGGCCATGCTGGCAATCTGGCCCGCGATGGGCTGCTTGGCCGGAGGGAGGTTCGACACACTAAAATTCTCGGAGGATGGCGCGGGCGGCATGCCTTGCACCGGAGGAAGCGGTTCGTCGGCGTCTTGCAGTCCGTCCATAGGCGACCCGCCAAAGCCGCGGAAGCCCAGACCGGCGGTCATTAAATTCGGGTTGTTGGCCGTCGGGTTCATGGCGAAGTCGGCCCAAGTGGCGACGTCCATGATGGACTTCCACCATGCGTCCTCTTCTTCCGGCTTGTTCATAAACGAAGCCGCCGGATCAAGGTATGGCTCGACGATGCCTTTGAATCGCTCTTGTGCCTGTTCAATGGTGAGGTCGGGATTTTCGCGCATCATGCTGCGGATCTCGTTGATGGCCTTCTCACGTTTGGTCTGCACGTTGAGCCACGCATTGACGTCCTGCGGCTTGGTCACAGTGACGTCGCCGCGCTGTTCTTTCTTCCATTTGCCCGCATCGCCAAACTGACCCCACTCGGCCAGCTTGCTGGTTTGGTTGATGAGGTTTCTGGTGATTTCGTCGGTGCGCGATTTCTGCCCTTGGTTGGCCTGCGAAACCATGCCGTCGAGCGTGTCCATGAAAGGCTTGCGCTGGCCCTCCGGCGCGGTCGTCACGATCTCGCTGATGAGGCGCTGGTATTCGCGCTTGTGCGTGTCGGGATCAGCCATGCTGATGTCCTTCTCCGCGTTGTAGGAAAAGATTTTCTGCCAGAGGTCGCTGAACTTCGTGGCTTGGTCGGCTTGACCCTCCGGTGTGTCGGCATACTTGAAGCCGCGGTATTCCTTCATCTTGTTGATAAGTTCCCGCGGCGCATCGATGTCGGGACGAGTGTAAAACTTTTCGATGTCTTCGTTCGTGATGGCGGCGCTCTCGGTTTCCAGACGGGTGAGCATTTCGTTGTTGAGGTCGTCGAGAAGCTGGGCGTGGGTTCCCTCGGCCATGCGGCGGAATTGCAGGATTTGTTCGGGGCGCAGCTTGTGCGGGTTCTTGCCCTCCTTCTGATACTTGGCCAGTTCCTTGCGCCACTGGGCGGGATTCTGCTGGATGACGTTGGTCATGGTGTTGACGCGCTGTTCCTCTTCGATGCCAATAATTTCGGACTCCGCGTATTCTCCTGTCCACAAGCCAACTTCTGCCCCGCGCCTCCATCCGGCCATCGCGTCTTCCCAGCGACCTTCTACCTTGGCTCGCTCGATGTAATTCTTTTGCTCCTGCGTGGCGCGTCCAATCATGGCCTTGTTGGCGCTGGTAAACACTTGCGCCTTGATCCCGTTCTCGGTGTTGGCCAGCCATGTGTCGCGCCGGTTGAGTCCGTCGCGGGTGGTCATCCGAAGCGAGGTGACTTGGTCGCGCAGCTTGGGCGCGTAGTTGTTTTCCCAAATTGCGTTCCATTCGCTCTCCGGCTTGGTGGCAACCTCGGCGTCGAACTTGGAAACCATGTCCGTCTTGATCCGGTCGGCGGCGGCAAGGTTGGCCTCGTCGCTGGCGCGGGCCATTGACAGCGAAAAGTCGCCCAGCACATTGGCCGCTTGCTGACCGGCGTTG